CCAAGAGGGTTCGTGGGTCACTGTGACAGGTCTTCCAAAGACTGGTAAGACGAGTTCCATGCTGCACCTAGCAGCAAACGCCCAAAAAGAAGGCAGAAAAGTAATTTATCTAGATGCTGAAGGAAGGCTTAAAAGTCATAACTTAGATGGTATTGATGGTCTTGACATAGATGCCATAAAGGTGATCAGGTCTCCTGAAGACAAGATCCTAAGTGCTGAAGAATTCCTTAGTTTACTAGAAAAACTACTCCAAGAAAAAGAATACCAAGAAGCAGTAGTTATCGTTGACTCAATGTCAAGTCTAATCCCGTCCAGAGACTTGGATGAGATGGTTGACGGTGAGCGACGACCCGGATTGCCTAAAATTCTCTCTGATTTTACTAAGAGAATGGGTCAGGTTATTCCTAGAACTAGAGCTATTGTCGTTTTAATTGGTCACTTGATTACCAACACCAGTGGTTATGGCAAAAAGCATATTGCTGATGGTGGTATCAAAATTCAGTATCAAGCTGATACTGCGATAACTGTTAAAAAGAGTGATCCTTGGATGGTAGACGGTCAAAAGATCGGCCAGATCATCCTTTGGCAAATTGCGACATCTTCTTTGGGTGCTAGTGGCACTGAAGCCACCAGTTACTTTAGATACAACGAAGGTCTCGATGCCGTGCAAGAGATTATTGATTTAGCAGAATCTTTTGATGTTGTTGATAAATCTGGGTCTTGGTACTCTCTTCCGTTCATGGAGAAGTATGACAAAGACTATCAAGAGAAAAATTACAAGTTCCAAGGTGTACCCAAACTCTACGATTTCTTAAAACAAAATGTAGAAGTTATGAAAAACCTTGAAACAGAATTGCAAGAATTTGTTGTATGAAAGTTACCGGCTTTGATGGGAGGGAACATGCCCTGACCTTTAAAAGGTTCAGGGGGAACTCTAGACGAGATAATAAATCTTCCCATCATATTAGAGCTAGAGAGTTACTTTCTGAGTTGTTCCCGTATCAGAGGATATACGAAGAAGTAACTCTCCCCGGCTCTAAAACCATTTCTACTGGTCTGCTGTATGCAGACTTTCTTATTCCCAATAAATATATTATTGTGGAAGTTCATGGTAAGCAGCACTATGAATATTGCTCACACTTTCACAAGACAAAAGCCGACTTCATGAAATCTCGTAAAAGAGATAAAAAGAAGATCGAATGGTGTGAGTTAAACGATTTTACAATAATTGTGCTACCTTATAATAAAGAAGACCAATGGAAAAACTTGATCATAGGCTCGTTATAAGTGAAGAAGAAAAAGAACTTATTGCGAAGATTGAAAGTTTTATCAATCAGTATGAGATTGGTGGCAATTTGGGGCTGGTAAAACTAGATCCAGCAGTTTGCGAGTCTTTAAATATTGATAGGGCAACTATGGCAGAAATGTCTTCTGAAGATGTTTACCATAGTGCATATCTAATACAGTCCCACATTAGTCGTATAATTACAGAGAGAAATAGGCACAAGGTGATATTCCAACAAATAGAATCCGCCTATAAAGACGCAATTAATCACTATCTACCTTCCATGAGTTTTCCTGAATTCACAAAATACGAAGCAAAAGAACAAATGATTTGTGAAAAATGTAAGACCACATTTAAACTAAGGGAGCTTATGAGGAAGATACACAGCGTACTTGTTTTATATGATGATGTTATTGAACCGTTCAGAAAAATGGCGGATACCTTAAACAATTTAGCGAGAACAAAATGAAATTACTACAAGGACTTCAAAAATTAAAAAAGGGTATTGAGACCAATAATACATCACTTATTGAAGAAGGGTATTTCTTATTAACTGGTGAAAAGATTAACTTTCTAGATGAGCCAGAAACTGTAGAAAAAGTCTCAGCACCAACAGAGACTTACACACCTGAACCAGAGAATGTCCAACTCTTAGAACCAGATTTTACTATGGACAAACATAAGCTTCAGGCGGAAAAAAAAGAATTTGTAAATAATTTCGATCCTGGCCTTGACACAGAGGCCGAAGAAGGCTACGAGCTAGTAAATGACAATGTTAAGCCCGTCGAGAGAAAAAGAAAACCTCACAAGAATGTAAGCGTCTTCTGTCAAGACTGTCAAAAAAATATAGAAATCAATCCACAGTTTAAACGGGAACCTTATTTCTGTGACTTCATCAAACTCGGACAAAAATGTCCCAACAGTTAACAATGTGGCATCTGAAAAAGCCGTATTGTCTGGGATGATAAGATACGGTTATGATGCTTTTCTTGATGTGTCTGGTCTAGTAGAAGAACAGACTTTTACAATTGACGAAAATAAGGTTGTATACAAATGCCTTTCTAAGATTTTTGAGACTTCACAAAATGTAGATTTGACATCCATTCTTTCAGCGGCTCAACAGCTTGACCTGTCTGAGTTTATAGAAAAGAAGGATGCGCTAAATCATATCAAACATTTGATGCACTATGATGTCCATGTTGACAACATCAGGCAACACGCCAAAAAGATTCGCAAACTACAGTTAGCTAGAGATTTACAGAATGAATTAAGGTCAATTTACACATCGTTATCAGAAGTTGATGGCGACGAGACAGTGACGGAGATTGTCTCAATTCCAGAAACTCAGATACAAAATGCCTGTCTGAAGTATATCCGGGAAGATAATAGCACAACCAAGCTAATCGGGAAAGACCTAGACGAGTATATTTCACATTTAAAAGCAAATGAGGAAACCGAACCCGGAATAAGTAGCGGTTTTCCGATCTACGATAAAGCGATTGGTGGCGGATTCAGGCGTGGTGCTGTTGATTTGATTGGTGCTAGAGCAAAGTGTGGCAAGTCTACACTCGCTGACAATGTTGCAGTCAATATTGCGAATCGCGGTACTCCGGTGTTAATCCTTGATACAGAAATGTCCCAAGAAGATCATTGGAATAGACTGCTAGCAAACCTTTCGGGCATTGCAATAAACGACATCTCAAGCAGTAAATTCAATAAAGAAAAACAACTTATTGATAATGTAGAAGAGGCTGCTGAAAAAGTAAAAGACATGCCGTACCACTATATAAGTGTTGCCGGTAGATCATTTGATGAAATTCTAGGAATTGCTAGAAGATGGTTGTTTAAGCATGTGGGTTATAATGAAGAAGGCAGAATGAATGACTGCTTGATAATTTATGACTATCTTAAACTAATGACTTCGGAAAGCATAAATAATAACCTTGCAGAGTTCCAAGCATTAGGTTTTCAAATTACACAATTGCATAACTTCTGTGTCGAGCATGATGTCCCATGCTTGGCATTTGTTCAATTAAATAGGGACGGTATTACTAGAGAATCTGAGGATGTTATTTCTGGGTCGGATAGGTTGATCTGGTTGTGTACATCATTTTCTATTTTTAAGGCAAGAGGTCAGGAGGAAATAGCGGAAGAAAACATAGGCAGTAGAGTAAATAGGAGATTGATACCTGTTGTTGCGCGTCATGGTCCAGGAATGGACGGCAACAGTATATTTATGAGAATGACAGGTGAATTAGCGAGACTAGAAGAAATAGGTACTAAACGAGATGCTGAAAGAATACACAAAGAAGAAAAAGATGGATTCGCAGACCAAGAAGACTCAGATCAAGATGTCAGCGATTCTCCAGATAGAGAAGTTGATGGCGGCACTTGATATAGATTTATTTCACAGTGCTGATAAAATGATTGGCCCTTGTCCAGTGCATGGTGGTGATAACCCATCTGGATTCAATGTTAATTCCGACGCTGAATCACAATGGGGTGGTGCTTGGTTTTGCAATACGCAGAAATGTCATGAAAAATTCCCTAATGATATACTTGGTCTAATCCAAGGTATTTTGAGTAGAAAAATGAATAAGCAGGTGTCATTTAAAGAAACGCTTGATTATATTGAATCTGTTATTTCAGTTGACAAGACTGCGATAAGAGTCAATAACTATGACGTGGTACACCAAGTCTTCAACAAAAAACAAGATAACAGCATACTCTGCCATAGAGATAGACTTCTTAAAACACTGATTATTCCATGTCCATACTTTGTTAAAAGAGGCTTCTCTAAAGAAGTTTTGGAAGAATTTGGTATTGGTTTTTGTGGCGATAAAACAAAGCCGATGTACAACAGAAGTGTGTTCCCAATTTTTAATCCGGGGAACTTCGATAATAATGAAATTGTTGGTGTTGTCGGCAGAGCCATAGACAATAATACTAAAGAAAAATGGAAATTCAGCAAAGGATTTCATGCTGGCAAGAATCTCTTTGGATACAATAAAGCATATGAGAGAATGAAAAAGACCGGATCGGTGGTGCTGGTGGAGGGGCAGGGTGATGTTATCCGACTCTACGAAGCTGGCATTCTCAACTGTGTCGGTATTTTTGGCTGTGATTTAAATCAAGAGCAGAGTATACTCCTAGAGAGAGCATCTATAGATAATATCATCCTCGCTCTTGACAACGATAAAGCGGGTCGTCAGGGTAGAGATAAGATTATCAAACAATATAAAACAATGTTCAATTTGAAAACTGTAAACTTCGACAAAAAGGATATTGGCGATTTAACAGTTGATCAAATCAAAGAACAAATTATACCACAGATAAAGAAATATATCTAATGTCAAACATTATCGCATTTGCTGGCGCTAAACAATCTGGCAAAACTACATCTGTAAACTTCCTGCATGGTCATGAGATGAAGTCTCATGGTTTCATTAAGGAATTTTTTATAGATGAAGCTGGTAGGCTAGTAGTAAATGCGAAATACCTAGATGATAACGATAAAGAATTTGAATCTATGGGAGTGTTTGATGTTTTTCAGGAAAGTCAGACCTTTGCCGACTATGCATCAAGCACGTTTTGGCCTTTTGTAAAAGCTTATAATTTTGCAGACCCACTAAAGAGATTGTGTATATCTCTATTTGGTCTTGATAGGGAGCAGTGCTATGGTACAGATGAGCAAAAAAACAGTCTGACCGATATTTTGTGGGACAATGTTTCACAAGACTCAAGTGGTCGCATGACTGCCCGCGAGTTCATGCAGGCTTTTGGTACAGACATCTGCCGTAAGATAAAAGACGATGTTTGGGTTTCACTCTGTATCAAACAGATCAAAGATGAGAACCCCAACCTAGCACTCATTGGCGACTGTCGATTCAAAAACGAAATAGATGCGGTCCACGAAGCTGGCGGTAAGGTTATTTACTTTACGAGAAATTCAGAATCATCAGATGGGCATGATAGTGAAAAAGCATCTGAATATAAAGAACACTATGATTGTATTATTGATAATACTAATACTAGTGTAGAAGAACAGAATAAGCTTGTGCTTGAACAGATTCAGTCATGGGGAATTTTACCTAAATATATAAATATGTAGATTGCTTATGCTAGTATGCTATCATAGATCTAGTTCACTTGGTCAGTTAGAATTTTGTGAACAGAAATTCTTTCTCCAATACAATCTGTCACTACGCGATAAAACCAACAGGAAGGCACTTCTTGGTACGGTTGTTCATCGCGCATTGCAGCTATTGGCAGACAAGAATCTGGCGCAGAAGAACAAGATCGGTAAGGTTGTCAATGATGATATCCCCAACCTATCTTACAAAAAATGTGACGACCTACCACACATAACTGAATTATGTTTTGACTACTATGCAGAACATGAGCCAGAAGTTGAACTGACAAAAGCAGACCTGAGAACCTGTATCAGATGGGTCGAGAAAGCCGTAGCATACAATAACGGTGAGCTAGATCCAAGAAATCAAAATGTGCATGCTACGGAATTATTCTTTGATATTGAGATCAAGAAACCGTGGGCAAAATATAGCTATGATGTAGGCGGCGAAAAAATCGAAGGGTATTTATCTATTAAAGGAACGATAGATTTAATTACCCAAGAAGATGATAAGTACTTTCAGGTATTAGATTACAAGACTGGCAAACGTATTGATTGGGCGACTGGAGAAATTAAAACTCCGGAAAAACTACAGAAGGATACTCAGCTTCTTCTGTACTACTATGCCCTTAAAAACATGTACCCGGATTGGGAATTCTTTGTTAGTATTTATTATATTAACGACTCAAAGATAGATGGGGTGGATGTTCCGGGTGGTTTGTTTAGCATGGTATTTGATGAAGAAGATTACCAAAAGGCAGAAGACATACTAAGACAAAAGTTTGAGTATATTAGGTCCGTTGAACAACCCAGACTTTTATCATCAGAGAACACGCACTGGAAATGTAAATATCTGTGCAAATTTTCGGAAGAATGGGAAGATTCCGGAA